CTCCCGATGACAGAGGCGGATCACAAGGCCTCGAAGTTGTTTAACATCGGTGTTGACTTTGCGGTGAGCAAGGCAGATCGGGCGAATCGGACGAGCTTCACGGTGGGTGGAGAAACTCTGGGCGGAACCCTCTGTATCGTAGATCAGCACGTTGGTCGCTGGGATCCAACCGAGTGGATCGACAAGATGTTTGAACTGGACCTTCGGTGGAAACCGGAGCAGTTTATCGTTGAGGGTGGGGTGATTTGGAAGGCGTTGGAGAATACGATCTACCAAGAAATGCGGGAGCGGAAACACTACCTGGGCTTTCTGGTGATTAACCCAGTGAAGGACAAAGCGACCCGCGGCCGTCCCTATCAGAAGCAACATCGTGCTGGCAACATCAAGTTTGATAAGGATGCTGACTGGTATCCGGCGTATGAAGCAGAGAATCTGAGGTTCACCGGGACGGGGGATGCACTGGCAGATGACCAGTTCGATTCCACCGCGATCCTGGTAAAGGGGTTTGAAGTCTCCGGCGAGGTCGAAGAGGATGATTTCCTTGAAGAAGAAGAACTGATGATGCGCAGGAATGATCCGCGAGTTAACGACGGCCGCTCGGCTGTAACAGGATACTGAAAATGAACCTTGACGCATCCCTTGATCTGAAGAAGGTAGTGGTTTCCGAGAACGTGGCGGGGCTTCTTTCGGAGGAAGATCGTTCGAAGATCGCTCACGGGGTCATTGAGACTTACCAGATGGATCTAGGTTCCCGCGCAGAGTGGGAAGAGAGCATGAAGACCGCACTGAACCTCGCACTCCAGGTCGCCGAAACGAAGACATTTCCCTGGCCGAACGCCGCGAATGTGAAGTTTCCTCTGATTACGGTCGCCGCCCTTCAGTTTCACGCGCGTGCGTACTCTGCGATGATCCCAGGACCGGATATCGTGAAGTGTCAAACCTTCGGGGAAGATCCGGACGGAACGAAATCTGCTCGTGCAACCCGCGTATCAGGGCATATGAGCTACCAGATCCTGGAAGAGGACGAGAATTGGGAAGATAATCACGATCGTGTGCTAATTACAGTTCCGATCATCGGCTGCGCGTTCAAGAAGTCTTATTTTGACAGCTTTCTCGGCCACAATGTCAGCGAGAACGTGCTGGCAAAGGATCTGGTGATTCCGTACTTCGCGAAAAGTCTTGAGCAGGCGAGTCGGCTGACGCATCGACTGGAAGTTAGTGAGAATTATATCCTGACGAGGGAGCGAAAGGGTCTCTTTTGCGCGCCACCCGCCGAGCAACCCGCTCAGTACAATGGGTTTTCGTCAGAACTTGACCGGACAGCGTCCGTTGCGCAGGGTGTAACACCTGCTTATAATGACCCGAGTACGCCACAAGAACTTCTGGAGCAGCATTGTTGGCTGGATCTGGATGGTGATGGCTTTGCGGAACCGTATGTGGTAACTGTTCGTAAGGACACAGCGCATCTTTGTCGGATTGTTGCGCGCTTCCATTCATCTGGAGTTAAGCGGAACTCGACGGACGAAGTTTACCATATCGACGCCACCAACTACTTCACGAAGTATCCCTTCATCCCATCTCCGGATGGCGGAATCTACGATCTCGGCTTCGGTATTCTGCTGGGTCCCCTGAACGAATCAATCAATACGCTTATCAATCAGCTTCTGGACGCGGGAACCCTCTCCACCACGGCTGGAGGTTTCTTGGGGCGTGGCGCGAAGCTTCGTTCGGGGGAAACCAGCTTCAAGCCGTTTGAGTGGAAGCGGGTGGATTCGACTGGAGACGACCTTCGGAAGAATATCGTTCCGCTGGACACCAAGCCGCCAAGTCAGGTCTTGTTTGCTCTGCTACAACTCCTGATCAATTACGGCGAGCGTGTTGGTGGGGCGACTGATCCGCAAGTTGGGGTGAATCCGGGACAGAATACTCCGGCCGAAACCTCCCGCAACATGATTGCTGAGGGGCAGAAGGTCTTCATCGGGATCTTCAAGCGCCTCCATCGCGCTATGAAGTCCGAGTTCAGGAAACTTTACCTGCTCAACCAACTTCATCTGAATGATGTGACAACTTTCTATCCATCCGCAGCTTCCATCCCGAGCAAGGTTCTTCGGGAAGACTACGTCCCGTCGGAGAAGAGTATCTGCCCGGCCGCCGACCCCAACATGGTGTCTGATGCACAGAAGATTCAGCAAGCCCAATTCCTTCGCGAGGCGAGTGCAACTACAGCGGGCTATGATCGCGGAGCGGTCGAACGGAGATTCCTTCGCGCCCTTCAGATTACGGACATCGAGACGATTTATCCTGGTCCGGACAAAGTTCCTGCCCCTGTTCCGATCCAGTTGCAAGTCGCGCAACTCAAGGCGCAGACTCAAGCTGCTCACGACCAGAGTACTATGAAGATGGCAGCTTACGAACTCATGGGAGAGGTCGAACTCAATCAAGCAAAGATTCAAGAACTCCGTGCAAGTGCTGCGAAGCTACTTGCCGAAGCACAGGGCGCAGAGAGTGGTCATGCCATCGCACTTCTCAACGCTCAGATAGGGGCTGCCAAAGCACACCAAGACGGTTTGCTGCGATCGGCCAAGATAATCCTCGATGGTATTAAGATGAAACAGGAGATAGGAAATGGAAACACGAGCGAAGGTTCTTCCAACCTTGGAGGAGTTCAACAGTTGGTTGACACATCCAGTTACGGCGGCGGTCCGAGCCTTCCTGGAGGAGCAGGTATCCCAGGCGCAGGTGGACTGGGTTAACGGGGTCTTCACGGGAGCTTCGATGGAGGAGACTGTTCAGTTGAATTCGGAAGCGATTGGGAAGGTCCGGGCGCTGGCATTGATCAGCAGTCTCGAATACGGCGATCTGGAAGGGAGCATGTGATGTCAGCAGGTATCCGTCCGGTCGGTCATGTGGTGTTGGTTCTCCCTCTTGAGGTTGAAGAGGTCTCAGCAGGTGGAATCATCGTTTCAACCGGGTCGCAGACTCGGCGCGAGGAAATGGGGCAGACTGAAGCTACCGTTATCTCGCTCGGCAATACGGCCTATGCCGACCAGAAAGAGCCGTGGTGTCAGATTGGTGATCGAGTGGTTTTCGCTCGGTACTCCGGAACTGAAAGAAAAGGGTCAGACGGAAAGATGTATCGTCTGATCAATGACCTTGATGTCAAAGGTGTCTTGGAAGGAGAGAAGTGATGGGCTACATGCTGAATCGGTATCTGGAAGAAACTACAGATGGAGATACGGGCGGCGGTGGTGCGGCTGATGAAGTTGCGCTGGCGGAAGAAAAGGAAGCTCGTGTTTTCGGCTGGCGTCCCGCGGAAGAGTTCGATGGTCCGCCGGAACGCTGGAAGTCTGCTGGCGAATTTCTCGCAGAAGGCAAGCGCATCAATGGTTTTCTGAGAAAAGATCTGGATAAGCTCCGCAATGAGCTGACGAAGCGGGACCAAACCCTGGCTGAACTCCAGGATACGATCGTACAGTTTGCCGAGTTTCATCGAGAGACAGAGGCTCGTGCGTACGACAGAGCGAAGAAAGAACTGCAGGACGCCCGTCGGGACGCGCTGCGAAATAACGATGGTGACATGGTAGTTGAGATTGAGGATCGCCTGAACGCCTTGGGGGATGCACCTCCGAAGCTTCCGATCAACATTCCCACACCCTCTACTGCGCCCGAGCCTGATCCGATCTGGATTACCTGGGTGAATGAAAATTCGTGGTTCAAGGACAATACGAAGCTGCGTGCTATTTCGAATGGCTACGCAGATATCGTCAGAACCGAGAGTCCGAATTTGGTTGGGCGTCCATTCCTGGACGAAGTGAAGAGACGTGTGCAGGAAGACTTTCCGGAGCATTTCCAAAGTCCTGCTCGCCGTCAGCCTACTGCGGTAGGTAGCAGTGATGACAGTCGTGGACCGAGCGGATCGCGTAAGACCTACGCAGATCTTCCGGCCGAGGCAAAGCAAGCTTGCGACAAGTTCGTCAAGCAGAAGTTGATTCCCTCGCGCGAAGCATACGTTCGCGATTACTTTGGAGATGCAGCATGACCCAGACAATTACCCCCACTCCCCAGGTTCGCACCCAAGCTGACCGACCAAAGCGTGAATCTCGAGTTCCCTTCGGCGTCGCTCGGACCAAGCTTGAAGTCCCTATGACACTGGAAGGTTACCACCTTCACTGGGTCAATGACTCGGCTGGACGCATCCAGGAGGCCCAACGCGGAGGTTATACTTTCGTTGAGCCTAAGGAGGTTCAAGCTGTCGACGATGGTACGCAAGTCAAGCGACTCGTCGGGCGAAATGAAGATGGATCTGCGTTGTACGCCTACTTGATGAAGATCGAGACGGATTTCTACAACGAGGACCAAGCAACAATCCAGAGAGAAGTTGACCGTTTCGATACGGCGATCAAGCGCGGAACTATCGACGAAAAGTCCGGCGACAATCGCTATCACGACATCCACATTAGCAATTCTTAAGGAGCCCTTTTATGGCAAATACTTCCACTCCCTTCGGTCTGCGGCCTGTCCGTAGCCTGAACGGCGCTCCCTGGAATGGTGCAGCAACTATGTACTACATTCCG